CCAACATCTTATTTTTTGCTTCTAACTCTGCCAATCTTAGATGTATTTGATGCAAGATTTCCTTTAAAAGAGGATTCATTTACTTTCTTTCTTTTAAGTTTGGGTTTAAAAGGTACTTCATCATTTTCGGGTTTAATTTTGTACTCATCAATTGCTGCGGTAAGCATACTGACAAACCCCCATTGGACAAGGATTTCAAGTCCTTCTTTGTCAAAGAAAACTTCAACATTGGCACTTCCATCCTTATTCTCTTTCAGTATCTTTGCTTGTATTTTCATGATCTGTAAACTTTAAAATAGGTTTATCAAGGGCAAGTTTAGCTAGTTCTATGTATCTATCGACTTCTAGCCTGTCCTCACCACCAATTGCTGCTTTACTGTGCCCGATTGGTTTACCCATGTTGTCGTAAAAGACTTCACGGATTTCAAAATAATCTTCGTATGAATTGCTCATATTTACTAATCGTAGATTCCAAGTCATGTCCTCACCCAATATAAAATTAAGCATATAAACCCCAGTACCGTACCTAGCACGGCAAAAATTCCAACAGAAAAAATAATCATTAAATTTTCAATCATGTTGAAAGTATATGTTAAGTAGGCTTAATTAAAATAGATGTTTTAAAATTGTGGCGTATAAACGACACTAATATTCTAAACCAGCAAAATCCATCATATTGCATTGGTTAGCTATAAGCAAAGTTCTTAATGCTTGTAATGCTTTACGCAATTGGTATTTGTTAGGATCAGGGCATTCTGCTTCATTAATAATCAGATATAGCAAGCCAAATACTTCATCTTGGTCTTCATAGGCTTGCCATACAGCAGATTCAATAATGCTAACTTTTCGTTCTAACTCTTGAACTTTAGTAAGCGGTTTGGGTTTTTTTACTGCAGTTTTTTTTGTTGCCATTGTTTGCTTTCAAAAGAAAAGCCCCCGCAGGGGCTGGTTGGTTATCTAGAAAAACTTTCGTTAGCTTTCCAGCTTTCAAAACGCATAGCTGTTTGACCATCAACTTTATCGTGCATTGCCCAAGTAAAATTTTCACCGTTTATATCAGGATCAAGGTCGGGATAAACTTTTTTTGCTTCATCAAGGCTTGTAAATTCATAACCTTCTCTTACAGACAAAACAACGACTACTGGGCAATTAGTTGGGAATGGTAATTTAGACATTTTGTTTCCTTTTTCTATCTCACTCGACATTGAGTAACGCTATTATCTTAAGTTATCTTAACTTTGTAAAGAATTATTTTATAAGGGAAACCCTGATAGTTAATTAATTAGAGTTTTTTTCTGCTCTTTCGGTGAACGAACCTAGCCACCTAGGATCGCCTTCATCTGCTCCATCGGAGTTACAGAACCCGCCAGTCGTTCGTTGAATCGGCACTAGCTTCGCCACCGATTTGTGTGCTGTTACATCAACTATCCCACAGTAGCACTTGTATCTTGAAAGCTGTTGTTTTTAGCCGACCATTCAAGACCAAGCGGAAATAGAAAAAGCCCTTCAAAGGTAATCTCTAAGTTGAACCCATTTTAGAAAAGACCAGCCAGCCTTTCCAAAATGCTCAGAAACTACCCTTCAAGGGCTTTAGGCTGGTATTTACTACGGGGTTCAATCCGCTTACCAGTAATTATACCCCAACTCTTTCAAAATTGAAATCCCCGTGAAAGCCAAAAGTTTTAATGTTGGACAGTTCACGCTCAAAACTAAAGTATCTAGCTACTTCTTCAGGGGCAAACTTAATACCCTGATTTTCAAGAAAAACTCTGTTTAAATGGCAAATTTGGTCATCTTCATTGTGATCTGTATATACAAAGTCAGGGCTGGCAGTCAATTCACAAAGCACTCTTGAGCGTAGGCTAAAGCCACCATTGCCTACCCGTCTACCCATTGGATGCCAATGCCATACCGCTCCAATGTAATCATAATCTAAAAATTGGTTGTTCCAAGCGTCAGGATTAATAATGTACCCATCCCATTGCACTATCAAAACAAAGTCCGTCTTGATGTGTTTATGCAATTCCTGAAGGATAAATTTGCTGTATGTTTGGCGGCTATTGATTTGGGGGTCATTTATAAACACTTCACCGCCAAAATCAAAGTATTCTTTGCACTTGTCTACAGCTTTTTTAGCTTTGTCAGGCTGTGCCGAATCAATACAACACAGGGTTATATTTTTCAATCGAGTTCAGGCCATATCATTTTGTAAGAAAGCGGAAAAAGGTTCTTTCTTGACCATAAACCGTGGCTTTCTTTTTCTAATGTGGCAGCTAATATAACCAATTTGTCGTAGGGAATAATGCCGTTTTGCCACATAGATACCGCTGGAACGCTTACACCTACTAGGTTTGCTACTTTTGTAGGCCCACCCAAAAGTTTAATCATTGTGCGTGTTGAATTATTATCCATTCAGCTATCTTAACATTTTTACAACAAATTGCAAATAAAGTGTTGCTTTATAAATTAAGCTGGCTTAAAATTGGGGTTCGGCATAAGCCGTGTAAATTAGGAGAACTCGTATGAGTGAGCAAGATCAAGACTTCAACAGCTTCCAAGAACACTTGGAACGCATCTTTAAAGACCTCGACAATGGGGTATTTTTAACAGCAGATGAAATTGGTGACCTACGCTACGCCTGTGGTTTGCCATCCCCAGTAAGAAAAAACCCCGTATTAAAAGCGGTTTTTGATGACTATTCAACTATTTTTGGAGCAAAGCAATGATTATTTCAGATAACACTAAAGAATTTAAAATAGCCCCTGCTGGCAATCATATGGCCCGACTGTATTCGGTCATTGACCTAGGGCATCAAGCTACCGAATGGGCTGGCGAAACTAAGATCATGCACAAGGTCGTATTGACTTGGGAATTGCATGGTAAAGACGATAACGAAATGCCATTGACTACGGATGACGGCAAGCCTTTAATTGTAAGTAAGCGTTATACCGTCAGCCTTGGAGAGCAGGCACGGTTGCGTCAAGACTTAGAAGCATGGTCTAACAAGAAAATGTCACCTGAAGATCGTAAAAACTTTGACCTAAAGAATCTATTAGGCAAGTTTTGTATGGTCAATATTACTCACTCAGAAGATGGTCGTTATGCCAATATTTCAGGCATTAGCCCTGTACCGTCAGCACTTAGAGCGCACCAGCCTGAAGCCATTAATCCAACAGTTCACTTTTGGTTAGCTGAGTTTGATCAGGCTAAGTACGATGCGCTGTCTAAGTATTACCGTGAGAAGATTACGGAAAGTAGCGAGTGGCGTGGTCAGAAAGCTAAAGATGAAAACAAAGTAACTATCGAGGATAGCGACTTATCGGACATTCCATTTTGATAGTCAAAGAAAAGATAGCCGAATCGGGCCATTGGTACACAAAGCAGGGTACACCTGCCTATACCACTATCGGTAAAACTGGGGAAAGACCTACAACCTTGCGTGATGCAAAGAAAGATGGTCTTATACCCAGCACTACTACAATCATAAATGTCTTGGACAAGCAAGGATTGACCAACTGGAAGATGCAGCAGGTCTTACTATCCGCTTTAACGCTGCCTAGAGAGCCACAGGAGAGCGAACAGGAATGGTTGGTTAGGGTAATGAAGGACAGCCGTGAAACAGGCTATCAAGCCGCTAATCGGGGCACTCAAATCCACGGCATTATTCAAAATTGGTTTGAGCAAATCTATATGCCTGAACGACCAAACTACCTTGATGCGATTGACAGTACGCTTAAAAGTGCGTTTGGCGAACAGGCGTGGCTTTGTGAGAAGTCGTTTGCTCATCACCTTGGATACGGTGGGCGTGTAGACCTTATGTCTAAACCGATCAACGGTAAGGGCACGGGCTTTGTCGTAGACTTCAAAACCAAAGATACTGACCTAGACAAGGTTGATGTATATTTTGAACATGAACTACAGTTAGCGTCTTATCGTGAAGGACTAAACTTGCCCAATGCTAGGTGCGCCATCGTATTTGTCAATGGCACGACTAACCAAGTAAAATTGGTAGAAATAGAAGAATCTCAGCTTCAAAAGAGTTGGGATTGCTTCCAGCACTTGTTACGGGTCTATCAGATCAAAAACAATTTGTAGTCACGGGGGAAAGCATCACGGAGCGAGTACCCCACCTTTTCATTGTTGTATTTTTGCAAAACTAAGGGTTTTTTATTATTAAAATACTTGTAAAGTTAAGCCACCTTAATAGATAATAGCGTTACTCCATTGGGGAGTGAGATAGGAGAAATAAATGACAACAGCAACAAAAATCAAAAAAGGCCCATTTATCGGGTCTGCCTACGAAGGCAACACATTATTAGATATTCATGGCTACGATGGCTATTTTGAAGAAATCTATATTGCTAATACGGACATTGATGTAACTGAAATGATCCACAGCTTAACAAGAATCTCATTCGACAAGTTCGAAGATGATGCCCGTACTCAAATGTTTGGTTAAGGAAAATACTATGAAATATTTATTACTAATTACCCCGTTTGTATTAGCAGCTTGCAGTTCTTATGACCCACCTAATGTCACGCTAGAAACTGACAAACAGGCTTATCACATGACTAGATCGCAAGTCATTCTTGGGATCAATGAGTGCGAATCAGCAGGTACACGCCCAGTAGTCATTACGGCAAAACGCAAGATTCACGGTGTTTCTACCGATGTAACCGTAGAGGTGACCTGCCACCCACGCTACAAGATTTTTCACTAGGAGATTAACATGAAAGCAACCTTAGAATGGATTGGCGTAATTTTGTTAGGTATCCTGTTTGGCACAATGTTTGCGTGGGGGTTCTAATGGATAACTTTGAACTAGACTTTAGACCGATGGCTAGGAATACAGACCCGTTTACATCGCACTTAGCAGCGCAGGCGATGAATCCATCAGCCCATTATTCTTTAATAATTAAGGCTTTAGAAGTGTCCCCAGCAGGCAAGACTTTGATTGCTAAGAGGGTAGGACTACATCACGGTCAAGTAGCTAGAAGATTGACCGAACTTGAACGCAGCGGGGTTATTGGCTTAACTGGTAAAACTGTTAAAAGCGATTCTAATCGTCAAGAAAGGGAGTGGTACTTAAAATGAACTTAAATCAAGCAATAGAACAGGCTAAATTTTTAGATTCACAAGGTACTAATGGATTAGCTGACTTTATACGCCAGCAACAAGCTGAAATAAAGGCATTGAAAAAGTTTAAAGCTGATAGTGCTGCTTTGGACAAAAAGTTGCACGAATCTATACAAAAATCTAAGAAAATGTGCGACAAAGCAGCAAATTCAATATTAATAAAGGCGCAAGATAAATGACACCTTACGATAACGGTAAAGTAAAAATGGGGATTTACTACGAGCCACCCCTGTATGTAGAGTACGACTCCGATATGCTAGAGATTCAAAAGTGGTTGATTGGCGATCCTAAAAAACTGCGTTTTGAATACTGGTGCAATGTAGCTTATATCTTTGCGCTGTGCGTAATGTTTTTAATTATTTACCTAAGTAGTTAAGCACCATATTTATCTTAGCTTTTCTATCATTTAAGCCGATATTGCCACCGTTGATGCGCTTAGTCATAGTTTCAATGTCCATTACATCGGCTAGTTCGTTTAGTTTTTTTCTGTTCCAGTACCATCCTGCACTTAGGGCAGCATACTTAGGATCAAGAAGAAGATCAGGATTGTTAGCAATATCCACATTAATACCAGTTCCGCACCGCTCATAGTTTTCCTTTCCAGTAAGTTGGAAAATACCTCTACCGATGTATTTTGCGGCTTCTTCAGGTGTGGTATTACCCATCCGACCTGCGTAAACTTTGCTGGCAATGCGTTCAGGCTGTCTTGCGTATGCTTGGGCGTATTCCTCGTTTGGGAAGCGACTAGGCCATGTGGCTACCAACCCCTTGGCTGAGTAGTTTAAGTTCTCTACAAGCTGTTTAAAGCCGCCTGATTCGTGCATACATTGACCAATAAAGCAGGCTTGTCTTTTAGAAGTGTTGATCTCGTATTTATCAAAGGTATCGTTTAAGGGGTCTAACCACTCTGCACCAATGCCCAGCTTGTCTAACTGCTCTAGCGTCATTTTTTCAGGTTAGCCATAATGCGTGTACCAAACAGGAAACCAAAGGCTATGTTGGCTGCTTCTATGCCAATTCTTTGAATTTCGGGGGTAACCGATAAAAACAATGTACCAATACCCATTGTAATTACAAATAATGCCCCCAAATAACGACTAGAGGCTCTCAGATCAATGACCCATTGGCTAGGTGTACCGTAGGGGTTATCTAGTGCAGCAATGGCTTGTAGCTTGTTTATTTCGTTGTTGTCCATCTTGATTTGTTCGTCTACAGAAATTGGCTTAACACCGCCTGTAAACATTCCAATTAGGGATTTAATTCCGTCTATACCTACGGGAACTAACGCACCAATAATGGTTTCTAAAATCATTTACTTGTGAAATAGTGAGAAATAAAACCAATAAAGGTAGATAAAGCAGATACAACCATCATTCCTACCCAAAACCCACCCCGACCTTTATTAGCCAAAGCAAGCAATTCTTCCATGCCATCTTCTAATTTGTCTACTTTAGCGGAAAGTTGATCAACTTTTTCCCACAACTGTCCATACTTAACAGGGTCAATTTCAAATGACATAATTCTATCCAAAGAAAACAGCGTTTAAACCAGTAACATCATTTGCAGTACCTACACCATCTCCACATTGAACAATAATAGTTGTAGTTGTTTGTGATTGAATATTAACTACTCTATTATTTGAAGAATTTAAAATTGTAAACATAGCGGCATAATTAGCATTTGCAAAAGCATTTGTAAAAGTAAATGTGTAATTTCCTGTTGAATTTCTAACTACACTTGTTACATTATATGCAGCATTAATAGTGCTGGTTGTAGGAGCAGAATTTACCCAAGCTTTTGCAAGTTGAGAAGCAGTTGCGGTTGGAGCAGAAGAAACCCAAGTAGTGCCATTAGAAGTCAATACATTACCTGATGTGCTTGGGGCTACAGCTTGTGGTGCAGAAGTACCGTTGCCAAGAAGAACATTATTTGCAGTTAAAGTAGCCGCACCTGTACCGCCTTGTGCTACGGTTAAAGGCGTTGTTAAACCAGTTATAGATGTAATGTCTGAGTTAGCACCTGATTTAGCGGCAGTTAAATTTCCTCTAGCCGTTGTAACATTTGCAACATCTGACAGGTTAGATGCTTTTAAAAGATAAGTAGCACCAGCCGTAGTTAATTGGCTAACCGTTGCGGCATCTGTAGACACTATACCGTCAGCAAGACCAGTAATTCTATTACTACCCATTTGCAAGTTACCAGTAATAGGCGTTTGACCGTCAGATGCTACTGATCCTGTCATTGCGGTAGCTAGGTCAGTAAGGGTGGTATTAGCCCATGTCGTACTAATCGTAGTGTTAGTGACTACTGGGTTACCTGCTGGGAGTGAATAAACTCCCGATCCGTTTCTACTCATTTTGATTTACCTTTTCTTAATTCTTTAGATAAAGCGTTTGGGTCAAAATCTAATGCTTCTTTAACTTCTTTAGCTAATTTTCTTTTTTCAATTATTTCAGCACCAACTTCAAACAATGGCCCAGCTAACGGTAATTTACTCAATAAAGAGCCTTGCACTCTATCTAATGCCTGAGTTAAAGCACTTGAAGTGTTGGCTAGGTTAATTCCTTGCATTGGCACATTAATATCTAGCGTTGCATCACGCAAATCTTTAATCTGTTGAGCACCTTTTTTGCCAAATAAATAATCCAATTTACCGTCAGCATCCAATTGTCTTACAAATCCATCAAACTTGGCAGGGGATACGATTGGATTGCCAAGTTCGTCACGCTGTACACTTTTACTAACTAAAGATTTCATTTGTTCAATAGTTTGACCTTGCAATTCTTTCCAAGCCTGCTGACCTTCAGGGCCTGCTTTTTTAAGTGTCATTCCAATAGATTTAACATCATCTAAAGAACCCTTCATAATGGCATGGTCAAAGACATCCTCTAAAGCTACTGCACGGTCACTTGTGCCTTTCTTTTTAGATAACAACTTGTCTATATAACCAACATTCTCAAACTCTCTTGAGTAGTTTTCACGCAATTTACGGGCTTTTTGGTACAACTCACCACCTTTACCTACGGTGGCTAAATCAATTTGATCTTTAATTTGTTTACCAAAAGCCATATTTGAGGGCGTGTCACCTGAAAGTGCATTAACCATCTTACGCACTTCTTCTAATTCATTTAAGCTAATTTGACCATTTTTTGCCAATTTATCTAGCTTCATTTTGGCACTTGTAATGATTGGTGCGTTAATAGATTCTGCATCTAATCCATCAAGATAGTTCTTAACGCCAGTTACATCTACTAATTCAGCATCTTCGCCAGCTTCTCTAGCTAATTTGTAAGCACTACTAATGTTTGTTTTAGCAGTATTAGCTTTATTAACTAAAGCAGCATCTACAACCTGTCCAACTTGACGGAGATTAAATTCACCAGCTTTTTGTGCTCCAGTTCTATCAACAAAAACATCAAAATTTTGTAAAAGCTGTTCGTTACGATTCATTTTCCCTGCAATTAATGGTCTACCTACATCTTTAGGATAAGTTTTAGCTATTTCAGCTTCAAATTGTGCTTGACCTAATTCTCTTGTAGCTTCGCCTTTACTTAACTTAATTGGTACTGGTAAATTTAACGCTCTAGCCATTCTTACTTGAGCATCAGCAACTTCTGCTGAACCTACGCCCGACATAGTAGACATGGGTGGTTCAGGTTGCCGCAGGGCTTGTGCAATTCGTGGCCCAGCTTCTTGTACTGTTTGAGCAGCTTGCCGTACTTGTGTGGGTGCACCACCTACTGCTCTTGCATAGCTTGGAAGCATACCAACGCTAGGAATAATAGGTGGTATTTTGGTTGCTTCTAATGCGCTACCAATAGATTCTACGGCTTCTACAGAAGTGGGTGAAGTTGGTTGAAACTGCGTTGCTTGCCTTGCCTGTCTAAAATACTCATCCCTAGCTTGAGGGCTAGGAATTTGACCTTGTGCAGCACCTTCTATAGCACTTCTACCATAACCATATAATGCTGATGCAGGCATAGAAACCATTGCACTACCAATAGTTGCAGGCACTTCATATAAAGCCTTTACCCGATCCATCATAGAGCGTGGTGCTTCTTGCCTAATAGGTGGATTAGGCACTTCACCGACTACCGTAGGAACATCGCTGGTAATAACATTACCTTGATCTATAACAAATCCAGCAGGTAAACCGCTTCTTTGTTCTAGTACGAATCCTTGTGGAAGTGCCATTACTTGCCCCCTACTGGTTTCCAATTAATACCACCATCCGTTGATACAATCCGTTGCCCCGTTGTTGGGTTTGTAGCAAATTGCGGTGCACCAAGCGATACTTTGCCAGCCGATTTAACAGTTTCGGCTTGTGCATCACTTCGAGTTTTTGTGCTAATTTTGTCCCAATCGCCTTCAGGATAATATTTTTTCTGCAAACCAATCATTTCTTCAATATTTCCTAAACGGGAAGCAATAGGAATATTTGGATTACCTAAGTCACCAGCAAGTTTTTGATATATAGTTACATCTAATACACCTTGTGGGCCTTCAAATCGTGGTTGTTTCATTGTCAAAGCACCTGACAAAAGAAGTAATCTTGAATCAGCCTTAGATGCTTCTCCACTATAACCAAAAACTTCTCCTGCACCAGTAGCAATATTAGACAATCTACCTGAACTTGGGGCTTCTGAACTTAACAAGGCTGACGCTGCTTTCATTAAATCAAAACTGTCTTTAGCATTTTTTTGATTTTTATTTAATTCCTCATTAAATTTTGCTGCTGCTTCTAGATTTAATTTTGGCGGTAAAGTTGGATTGTATTGATATTGCGGTTGTGTGGCAGGGGCAAATTTATCTTTTGGTGGTTGTGCAGGGGCGTTGCCCATTGGCATACCACCACCAGTTATACCTTCAAATTGCATCCTAGCAGCATCAGCAGGGCTAACAGATTTAGGAATGCGTTGTAATACTACGGTTGGGTTATTAGGATCACGCAATTCAATAGCCGTACCAGTATCAATTTGCAATGGGGCACGGGGTTTTGGACTGCCAGCAGCAACTTGTTTAACAGTACCGTCAGGCTGTCTTTCAAAACGAGCAGCACCTTCAGCCAATGTGTAGCCTTCAGGATCAGCAAACATCTTGTTAAAAGCCATGTTTTGCAATCTTGCAGATGCTCTTGGGTCTACAGCAAGGTTAGAATATGCAGCTTGTTGGTTAGGTGCTACAGCGGCTTTAGATTCTTGTATTGGAATATTGCCACCATCAGGCATTGGCCCAGCTTGTGCAGCAAACATTTCTGCGGGTGTGCCTTGCCTTGTTTTCATAAAGTCAGCCGTTGCCGCTATGTCACCTTGGCGAATAGCTTTAGCTAAATCAATTTGTGCTTGTTCGGCTTTTTCAATACCTCTTTGACCAACATAAGTATTGGCTAAACCAGCTAAATTTTGAAATATGCTAGGGGCAACATAGCGACCACTAACCATTTGACCTTGTGGCTGTTGCATACCCTGTTGCATTAACATTTCAGCCATTTTTTGTTGGCGTAAAATCTGTTGCTGTTGCAACATTTGTTCAGGGTTTAGTGTTCCAATATCAGCCATTGTTAATTCTCTCCTGAGGTCATTGTTGGCACTTTGCCTTGACCAAATCCACCGTACACATTTTCAGCACCATATTGCATCATTTGGGGAATAGAACTAGCGTAATTACCTAGTTTGTTTGATAAACTTTGTGGGTCTTTGTTACGCAACATAGAAGCTAAAGCCATAGGGTTCATACCACCGCCCTGACTTTGACCAGCTTGGTTCATCAGTTGATTTTGCTCTGCAAGTGCCGCCTGTTGATTAGCTTGCTGTTGTCCTATGTTTTGAAACACGGGCTGTAAACCGCTAACATCTTGCATTGGGGATGGCATCAAAATATAGGGGTTCATAGTAGTCCGTAATCTACGACTTTATAGCCGTCATCTAAAGTTTTAACTGCGTAAGGGTAGACCTGCTCTACTTCTTGAGCCATGTAGCCGTAATGAACGCCTGATCCAGCTAATTCGTGGTCTTTAAACTCAGGTTTGTATTCAAATTTATACACAGTCAAACCGTTGTTAGCCACGCCAATAGGTTCAATGTTTTCTTTCATACGAACATCAGAAGCCATAATTCCAGCACCGCCAAGACTAAATAAACCTTGTGTCATCTGAGCGTTAGCGGCATTTTGTGCGTTAGCAGCACCCATTTGAGCGTTGTAACCCATCTGCGTAGCACCTAAAATATCAGCACCAGCCGTATTTGCTTGTTGTGCAGGGTTTACAAAGGTAGGCCCTTGTACTTGTGCTCCAGTTCTAACAGCGTTTAGCGTGTTTAATGGCTCGTTACGCAAAAAGGCTTGTTCTTGCAAGGCAGATTGACGGGCTTGCTGACCTACGCCAAAACCTTGCGTAGTTGCAGAAGCCAATAAGTCATTTTCACGCTGAGATTGAGCCAACATTGCTCGTCTATACGCCTCTGAACCTACTGGAATACCCTGATTAGCTAGTTTTACATCCAATGCTTCACGCCCCTGCTCAATTTGGGGTTGAAGTCTTTGCATATACGCATCTTGATAGGACTGACTAGGGTTAAACCCTGTAGTCGGCAACTTGCTTGTATCAAAAGGGTTGTCTAGCATATTGCTGACATAACCAAAACCTTTACCAGTTAATTCACCAAGATTTATGCTGGTTTGGTTTTGATAGTCTAATAGCTTTTGTTGTTCAGGAGAAAGGGATTGGGTAGCCTTCCACATTGGATTGCCAAACTTATCTTCGCCTGAAACTTCATATTCAAGTGAACCATAAGGCGTGTATTGGTTTACACGGTTAGCCGCAATATTGGCACGGGCAGCATCTAAGTTACCTGCCGCTGTTTCTTTTGCCGCACCTGCGTAATCGGGTGGCGGTGGCGCACTAGCCGATTTTCCCATATCTTTCTCCTAAAAACTTACATTTGTCTTTTGACATTACAAAAAACAACAAATCTCCAGTAGGAAAAACATCAAGTAATCGTGCTTGTTCCTCAAACCCCAATTTCTTGACAAACTCTACAGACTTGTCGTTACTACTTAATACTGGGGCAATAATCTTATCTACCCCTAATTGTACAAAAGGATAATCAAAAATGGTATGTAAATATTGCCTATTTAACCCTTTTTTTAAGTAAATATGGCAAGTTACCGATTTTTTATTAAAGTCCTCGTACCAAACTACTGCTTCTATTTCATCTGTTACCCAACCGATTGTCGTGGAATTTTCAGAAGTCCATATCATGTTTAACTTTTTGGCGATAAATGGCCCTAATAAATTCTTGT